GCAGATCGCGGCTTCATCAAAATTGCAGAGCGGCAGATTAAGCGTCGCCGGGTATACAAAACCTTGCTTTCCTCAACTGATATCTACCAGGATAAAAAACTGATAGCAGGAGAGCATATCCCTATCGTTCCGTGCTTTGGTGAGTGGGGCTTTGTCGAAAGCAAAGAGGTGTATGAGGGAGTCGTAAGGCTGACGAAAGACGGTCAGCGCCTGCGTAACATGATCATGTCCTTCAATGCCGACATCGTGGCCCGCAACCCACGTAAGAAACCAATCTTCTCGCCTGAGCAAATTCAGGGTTACGAGCACATGTACAGCGGTAATGACGATTATCCGTACTACCTCCAGAACTGGAAGGATGAGAACGGTAACGACATGCCAATTGGCCCGCTGGCATACATGGAGAACCCGGAAGTACCTCAGGCCAACGCCTACATGCTGGAAGCAGCTACCAATGCGGTGAAAGAGGTTGCCACCCTCGGCGTGGATGCCGAAGCGGTAAATGGCGGACAGGTAGCGTTCGAGACCGTCAACCAGCTTAATATGCGCTCAGACCTTGAGACGTATGTGTTTCAGGACAACCTTGCAACAGCGATGCGGCGCGACGGTGAGATTTACCAGTCAATGGTGAATGACCTGTATGACGTGCCTCGTAACGTTACGATCACCCTTGAAGACGGCAGCGAGAAAGATGTGCAACTGTTGACCGAGACGGTTGATTTAGTCACTGGTGAGCGCGTGGTGCTCAACGACATTCGCGGTCGCTATGAGTGCTACACCGATGTTGGGCCGTCATTCCAGAGCATGAAGCAACAGAACCGCGCTGAGATTCTGGAATTGCTTGGTAAAACCCCGCAAGGCACACCGGAGTACCAGTTGCTGTTGCTTCAGTACTTCACTCTGCTTGACGGAAAAGGCGTTGAGCTTATGCGTGATTACGCCAATAAGCAGCTCATTACCATGGGGGCTAAACGTCCTGAAACGCCAGAAGAACAGCAGTGGCTTATGGAGGCACAGCAAGCCAAGCAAGGCCAGCAAGACCCGGCAATGGTTCAGGCTCAGGGTTTTCTCCTGCAAGGTCAGGCTGAACTGGCTAAAGCACAGAATCAGACGCTATCACTGCAAATCGATGCGGCTAAAGTTGAGGCTCAAAACCAACTCAACGCAGCCAAGATTGCAGAAATCTTCAACAACATGGACCTCAATAAACAATCTGAGTTTAGAGAGTTCCTCAAGACAGTTGCTTCATTCCAGCAAGACCGCAGCGAAGACGCTCGCGCAAATGCTGAATTACTCCTTAAAGGCGATGAACAGACGCACAAACAGCGCATGGACTTCGCCAACATCCTGCAATCGCAGAGACAAACTTCACCTTCCGGCAGTGTAGCCGAGACACCTCAATAAGAGAGAGTTAATCATGACCGATACCACCGAAATTCAGGGCTCTGAAGGCCAACACCTGCACGTCGATAACGCGGCGGCATCCGCAGTCGATACAACGACACATGCCAGTGTCGAGGGTGTGCAGGATGAAGGATTCGAGATTGTCCTGAAGGACGATGAGACCAAACCAAAACAGGACCCGGCAACCAACGCACATTTCGCGGCTAAACGCCTGGAGCGCAAGCGTCAACGTGAGCTTGAGCAACAGATGGAGGCAGTAAAGCGTGGCGAAGTACCGGAAAACCTGCGGGTAAATCCTGAGCTACCACCTCAACCTAACGCCAATGACTATTTCTCTGATGAAGCTCTGGAGAAATATGGCTGGGATGCCAATCGGGCACAGGCCGCGTTCACTCAGGCCAATAACGAATGGCTCATCAAGGCGCAGGACGCCCGCAGCAATGCGGTAGCGGAGCAGGGACGGAAAACTCAGGAGTTTACCAACCAATCAGCGCAAGTCGTTGAGGCAGCTCGCAAGCACTACGATGCGGCAGAAAAACTAAACCTTCCTGACTATCAGGAAAAAGAGGATGCATTCCGCCAGACCGTACCGGCAGGTGTGGATACGCAAATTATGACTCTTTTCCCTGAGAAGTCAGCGGCACTTATGTACCACCTGGGTGCAAACCCGGAGACGACTCGTCGCATCTTAGCGCTTGACGGTCAGCGAGCTCTCATTGAACTGGCGCTTCTGTCAGAACGTTTAACTCTCAAGCCTCGCGGTAAGCAGGTTTCATCCGCCCCGGCTGCTGACATCCCTGTGACTGGTGACGTGACCGCTGCAAACCGGTCAGCAATCCAGAAACAGATGGAAGCAGCGTCCAGTAAGGGTGATGTCGAAACTTACCGCGCTCTGAAGGCAAAACTTAAAGGAATTCGATAATGGCACTGAACGAAGGTCAAATCGTCACGCTGGCGGTGGATGAAATCATTGACACCATCACCAGCCTGACACCAATGGCGCAGAAGGCGAGCAAGTACACTCCGCCTGCTGGCGAGATGCAGCGCTCCAGCAATACTATCTGGATGCCTGTTGAACAGGAGTCACCGACTCAGGAAGGCTGGGACTTAACCGGCAAATCAACCGGTATTCTGGAGCTTAACGTTCCGGTAAGCCTGGGTGAACCGGATAACGATTTCTTCCAGTTACGTGCAGACGATCTGCGTGATGAAACGGCTTATCGCCATCGAATCCGCGCCGCCGCCAAAAAGCTGGCAAGCAATGCCGAAGTAAAAGTTGCGAATCTGGCGGCTGAAATGGCTTCTCTGGTTGTGACCAGCGATGATCCAATCGGCACTGCAACCGGTAGCGGATGGGACTTTGTGGCTGACGCTGAAGAAATCATGTTCTCGCGTGAGCTCAACCGCGATTCCGGCCTGTCTTACTTCTTCAACCCGAAGGACTACAAGGCAGCAGGGCACCATCTGATTAATCGCGACATCTTTGGTCGCATCCCGGAAGAAGCCTACAAAAACGGCACTATCCAGCGGCAGGTGGCAGGCTTTGATGACGTTCTGCGATCACCGAAACTACCAGTGCTGAATGCGTCCACTGCAACCGGACTGACCGTTTCCGGCGCACAGAAGTTTAAGCCTGTCGCATGGGACCAGGATGCTGACGGTAACAAGCGCAACGTGGATAACCGTCTGGCAACCGTAACGCTGTCGGCAACCACCGGCCTGAAGCGCGGCGATAAAATCAGCTTTACTGGCATGAAGTTCCTGAGCCAGATGGCGAAAAACGTACTGACCCATGACGCCACATTCTCTGTTGTACGCGTTATCGATGGAACTCACGTAGAAATTACGCCGAAGCCGATCGCACTGGATGACGTGTCCCTGTCTCCGGAAGAACGCGCCTATGCAAACGTGAACACCTCGCTTGCTAACTCCATGGCGGTCAACATCCTCAACACCACCACCGCACGTACCAACGTGTTCTGGGCAGACGACTCTATCCGTATCGTAAGCCAGCCGATTCCGGCTAACCATGAGTTGTTCTCTGGCATGAAAACCAAAGCTTTCGAAATCCCGGAAGTCGGTTTGCATGGCATTTTCGCAACTCAGGGCGATATCAATACGCTGTCCGGCCTGTGCCGTATTGCGGTCTGGTATGGCGTTAACGCGACGCGTCCAGAGTCCATTGGTATTGGTCTTGCTGACCAGGCGTAAGTTAAGGGGCTTCGGCCCCTTCTTCTTTGGAGAAAAGCAATGTCGAACATGGTTTATCGCCGAGGCGAAAGTAAGAAGTGGAAAGGTGTTGGGTACGACTTCGAAATTGTCAGTGACGAAGATATGAAGGAATACCTTGATGCCGGCTGGGTGGCGCATCCTGACCAACTGCTGGAAAAACGCACGGAACCAGAGACGGACAAGAAAGACCGCAAAAAGCCGGGGCCAAAACCTAAGGCGGCAAAAGATGCAGATAGCAACTAAAGGCGATTTGGTCAGGGCTGCACTTCGCAAGCTCGGTGTCGCTTCCAGTGCCACGTTAACCGGTGTCGAACCTCAATCTATGCAGGATGCAGTAGACGATCTGGAATCGATGATGGCGGAATGGTATCAGGACGGAAAAGGCATCATCACAGGATACGTTTTCGCTGACCCTGATAATTTGCCAGCAGAAGGTGACGACCACGGATTGCGCTCAAGCGAAGTAAGCGCGGTCTTCCATAATCTGGCATGCCGCATTGCGTCTGATTACGCCATCGAGCCAACCACCAAAGTCATCACCACCGCCCGTTATGGGAAAGAGCAACTCGTCAAAAAGACGGCGTTAAATCGTGCTAAACGCGCACCTTACCCTAACCGTATGCCGATTGGCAGCGGTAACAGCTTCGCCACCCTGAACGGATGGCACTTCTACCCCGGAGAGCCCAATGCCGATTCTTCAACTCCCCCTGATGAAGGGAACGGGTAAAGACTACCGCAACGCCGACTATATCGACTACCTGCCGGTTAACCTGCTCGCCACACCGAAAGAAGTGCTTAACGCTGCTGGATATTTGCGCTCATTTCCCGGCATAGCGAAACGCTCAGACGTCGCTGGAATATCGAGAGGGGTTGACTACAACACTTCGCGCAACGAGGTTTACCGTGTGTGCGGTGGCGCCCTGTATCGTGGAACCGTTGCGGTTGGTTCGGTAGTTGGCTCCGGGCGCGTGTCTATGGCTCATGGTCGTTCATCTGAGGCTGTGGCCGTAAACGGGAGCGTGGTTCTCTACGGGTATGACGGATCTATCAACAACATCACAAACTGGCCGGTAGGGAGTGGTTTCACTCAGTACGAATTAGGCCAGGCGCGTGATATTACCCGGATGAGAGGCAGATATGCCTGGGCGAAGGAGGGGAGCGACTCCTGGTTTATTTCTGACCTTCAGGATGAAACTCACCCGGACAGATTTTCAGCAGAGTACAGGGCTGAATCTCAGCCGGACGGCATTATCGGAATCAGTACGTGGCGCGACTTTGTTGTGTGCTTCGGAACGAGTACAACGGAGTACTTCACGCTGACTGGCAACTCTGGCGCGGGTGCCGCGGTATACGTTAACAACCCGGCTTATATGGTCCAGAAAGGCATTGCCGGAACTTACTGCAAATGCCGCTTTATGGATGCGTTCGCCATTATCAGCCACCCTGCTACGGGAGCACCATCGGTGTATCTGATGGACTCAGGTCGCACCACACCGATTTCCACCGCCTCTGTTGAGAAGATAATCCGCTCTTATTCTGACAGCCAGATAGCGTCGGCCGTAATGGAGTCGTTGCGATTTGACGCGCATGAGTTGCTAATCATCCATCTGCCAGAGCATGTACTTGTCTACGATGCGTCAGCCAGCCAGGGCGGCCCGCAATGGAGTGTACTGAAGACGGGGTTAGGTGATGATGTCTACCGCGCCATCGACTTTATGTATGAAGGCAATCAGATCACATGCGGCGACAAATCCCAGCCAGTAACCGGAACCCTTCAGTTTGATGTCTCCAGCCAGTACGGAGAACAGCAGGAGCATTTGCTGTTCACGCCACTATTCAAAGCTGATGGCGCAAGAGCTTTCGACTTTGAACTTGAAGCGTCAACCGGTGTGGCGCAGATAGCCGAAAACCTTTTCCTTTCCGCCACTACTGACGGAATTAATTACGGTCGTGAGCAGATGATCCCATGGAATGCTCCGTTCGCGTACGACAGGCGCGTGATATGGCAACGCATCGGGCGCGTCAGGAAGAACATCGGGTTCAAACTCAGGATAGTGACTAAATCGCCAGTTACCTTGTCCGGATGTCAAATCAGGGTGGAATGATGGCAGACGATAAACTGAAAGACCCGGTTGTCATTAGGGCGCTGGGTATTAATGCCGCTTCTCTTCCGCCCGGATTCCCGATGGCTTATCAGCGGTACGTTCTTGATCAGGCGCAGGACTTCAACAACGTAGCCGAAAAGGCAAACGAGGCAGGGCAGGGTGCTTATGATGGACAGCAGAAAAATGACGAGCAGGACGCCGAGTTAGCCATCCATGAATCAAGACTTGATGATGCGGAAGCCACGTTAGGGAATCATGAGTTTCGCATTACCACCGCTGAAAACAGCATCGCTTCGCTCGATACGCGACTGACGACAGCAGAAAACGACATCGATTTTATCACTGATGAGATAGTCGATATTGAAACTCGTCTAACGCAAACGGAAACGGACATAAGCGATATTCAGGCTGATTATGTTTCGAAATCAGCCACAACGACCCAGGAGCTTCTATCTCCGCTGGGTATTGCAACTTCATTCTCAATCGACGGAATTAAAGTGCTTGGCCCGCAACAAACCGGATGGACTCCCGGGACGGGAACGCCAAACCGCAATGCTTTCGATGCTGACTTAAATTTCTCTGTCGGAGCCACGTATTCACAAACTGAATTACAGGCAATTGTCGATGCTCTCGTTGAAGTAAGACAGCGCTTACTGGCTCTTGAGCAATCTGACCGTACACACGGGTTAATCGACTGATGAAACTTGTAGATAGTGAAACTGGCGTGAAACTCATGCGTAAATGGGGCGTAGTCGATTGGGTTGACCCGGGCGCTGAGTACGCTGTGTGGGATGATTGCTGCGTATTCGCTCTCGTTCGGCAGGACGGCTTCGTTGATATCCACATGGCAATGGACCACCAAAGACACAGAGAATGTCGCCGTGCAGGTGCTGAAATTTTGAAGCTCGTCGGACATCACCGTTTGAGGGCCATCATCCTTCCTGACCGGGTAAAGGTCTGCAACTACGCTCGCCGCATGGGATTCGGTGAACGAACAACACAAACACTACAAACCATAGACGGGCGCGAAAGCGCCTTTTTTATTATGTGGCGCGAGCCGGGAGAATACGATGGGCGGAGCAATTAGCGGAATTGGCGGTGCAGTGTCTGGCGTAATCGGCGGCATCGGTGCGCATAAAGCGGCTAAACAGCAGCAGAAGTACCAGGACAAAGCGATGGGGCAGCAGCGTGAAGGTTACCAGAGCGCTGTAGATTGGGTTTCGCCTTACGAGCAGGCGGGGCAGTCAGCACTCGCCGGGCTTCAGGGCATTGCGGGTAAACCAATCGATCGCAATCAACTGCTCGCCGGTTATTTCCAGTCTCCCGAATACAAAATGATGGCAGACCAGGCACGATACCAGTCCCTGAATGCCGCAGAGGCAACTGGCGGTTTAGGTTCAACAGCTACCAGTAATCAACTGGCATCCATCGCCCCGATGTTGGGACAAAACTACCTGGCCGACATGACCAATCAGCAGCAGAACATGTACGCGCAATTACTTGGCCTGTCCGGGTTGGGCGCGGAGTCCGCAAATGCGCTCGGTAACTATGCGATTGGTCAGGGTAACACCATGGCGGGAATGTATCAGCAGAAAGGTCAGATTATGGCCGGGAAAGCGGCTTTGCCGTGGCAGGTTGCAGCCAGTGCTAACAGCAGCATCAATAACGGCGCGGCGTCTGATGTGAATCAGTTCACCGGTATGTTCGGCGGATTAATGGGCGGGAGTATGTTCTGATGGCATTTCAGGGGCTTCAGGGGCTTGGTGGCCCCATCAATTATTACGATATGATCCCGGACTTTCGTCGCGAAGCTCTAATGGAAACGCAGAATCGCGTCGGTCAGCAGGCTGTAATTGAATCGCAAATGAAAAACGCCCAGGCGCAGAAAGACAATCAGCGACGTGATGCTTTTTACGAGGCTATTCAGAGTGCGACTCCTGAACAGCTTCCAGCGCTGCGGCGTCAGTTCCCGGAGTTTGCTGAAAACATCCAGGCGGAAATCGGAGTGCAGGGCGCTGAGCACGCGGCTTTTGTTAACAGCGCCTTAAATAACCTTTCAGTTGCAGCATCAAGCGGAAACCCGCAGCAGGTGCAGATGTCCCTGCAACAAAACGGTCCAGCGCTGGCATCTCTTGGAGTTTCACCTGAGCAAGCTATGCAACTCTATCAGCAGGACCCTCAGCAGTTTAATAGCCTACTTAATGCCACTCGCTTAGCTACTTTGCCAATGGATAAACAATTCCAGACGCAGCAGCAGCAACAGCAAATTGATGAAACTGCGCGTAGCAACAGAGCGGGAGAGGCATTGCAGGCCAGAGGTCAGAATCTGTCTTATCAGTCAGCTATGACCGGGCATAACCTTGCTGCTCAGCGGCTGGCACTTGATCAGCAAGAGTTTGGTTTAAAACTACAGCAGGCGCAAATGAAAGCACAGGAACTGATTGATGGTGCTCCTGAGCTGTCCGTGAACATGGAAAAGGCTATTGAGAAATCAGTAAATGATGCGACGGCCAGCAATAACTCTGCCGATTCCATGATGGCGTTAGCACAACAGTTCCGGCAGGAAAAGCCGACTACAGGCCTTTTCGGTAATGCCACCAACATGTTCGCCAAAGTCACCGGCACAGACACTGCCCTGCGTGATCTGCGTATCCGGCAAAACGCCCTGGTCAACAATCAGGTCTTGCGCTTTCTTCCTCCCGGCCCAGCTACTGACAGAGACGTTGAAATTGTGCGGCAGGGCGCGCCAACTGATATGGATAACCCTGAGGTAGTGGCACGATGGCTTGAGGCTATGTCCAATCTGGAGCGTCGCAGCGCTCAGTTTAACGACTTTAAATCTGAATGGATGAGTGCGAATGGTAATCCGGGTCAGTCCCGCAAAGGCGGTCAGATTCTTGGCATGGATGTCCAGAAGGGCGAGTCGCTGGGTAGTGCCGCTAAAAGGTATATGGCACAAACCCCGATTGCTTCCAGCACACCGACCAAATCTACAGCCCAACCGGTAGCGAAACAACCAGCCGCACAAACTGGCGGCGGATTCTCTTCATTATGGGGTGATTAATGGCTAAGGCATGGAAAGATGTTATTGCCTCCCAGCAATACCAGGCTTTGTCTCCTGAGCAGAAAACTCAGGCGCAGGAGCAATATTTTAATGAGGTGGTTGCTCCGCAGGCCGGGCCGCAAGCTGACCAGGCACGACAGGCATCCTATCCCGTTAATAGTGCCGTGGCAGATAACGCGCAGCAACCTGGCGGAATGATGTCGGATTTGGGTAACGCCGCAGCGGAAACAGGGCGCGGATTGCTTCAGGCTGGCGTTAATGTCGCGAATATTCCGGCATCAATCTCTGACGCGGTAACAAGCGCCGGCGCATGGGCTGGTAAGAAGTTGGGTATTGGAGATGGAACATATACCCCGGCGCCGCGCGTCACAACCGAGGGACTTGAGCGCGATTTTGGTATGCAGGCGGGTACGCTGACGCCACAGACAACTGAGGCCAAAGTGCTGGCCGAGGCTTTGCCATATCTTACGCCTGTTGGTGCGGAGCGTGCCGCTGTTCAGGCTCCTTCTATCGCTGGCAGACTGGCGCAAGGAACTTCACGTTTACTCGCTGATAATGCCATTGGGTCAGCGGCAGCAAATAGCGAGCAAAACAACCCTCAGGCGCTGGCAACTGACCTTGGCGCTGGCGTTGTATTAGGAGGCGCTATTAACGCTGTTGGGCGTGGTATTGGCGCGGTTTATCGTGGCATCAGGGGAGAGATATCCCCCGAAGCGCGACAGGCTATCCAGTTTGCCGACTCTAATGATGTTCCGCTGCATACGAATGATTTACTCCAGCCTAATTCCCGTGTCGGACGCATGGCTCAGACTACGGCAGAAAATATTCCGTTCTTAGGCACAAGTGGCATGCGAGGAGCCCAGCAGGATGCCAGGAGCCAATTAGTTGAAGAGTATGCTTCCAGATTTGGTGAATACGATCCATCCATTGTAATTGGTAGCCTTAAAGCCAAATCATCAGGCATTCGCAAAGCAGCCGGGAATAGGTTAGAGCAAGTTCAGAATGCAATGTCTGGTGTGAACATCCAACCAACGCGAGCCATTCAGCAGATAGATGACGAAATTGGTAGGCTCCAAAAGCTTGGTAAGGTTGCAGACACTGACACCATTAGAAAATTGCAGGCTTACAGGGATGAGTTGGCTTCAGGAAATGTTGACCTTGAACAACTCAGCCGACTGAGAACGCAATTCAGGATGGATGTAAGGGGGGAAAGGACAAATATGCCGCCTCCTGCTGAGGCAGCGGTGCAGCGCGTTTATAAAGCCATGACGGGTGACATTGATAGTTCAATAGGCCAGAACCTTGGCGATGACACGTTACGGCGTTACAAGCAGGCTAATGCAGTTTATGCCGATGAAGCCAGCAAGTTACAGAACACGCGTCTGAAGAATGTTCTGATGAAAGGCGACCTGACGCCGGAAGTTGTGAACAATATGCTGTTCAGTAAGAACAAGTCTGAAGTGCAGAATCTGTACAACTCGGTTGGCCGGGTTGGCCGTGCTCAGATGCGCAATGGAATTATCGGTAAAGCGATGGAAAAATCTGGCGGTTCACCAGACCAGTTCCTGCGGCACGTTAATTTGATGTCTAACCAGACCGGCATCACCTTTAAAGGCCGTGATGCTGTTTATCTGAAGGGGTTAAAAAGCTACCTTGAGTCCACCAAACGGGCGGGACAAGCAGGCGTAACCACTCCAACAGGACAGCAGGCAATACCGTTTATTCTTGGCATTGGAACGATAACAAATCCGGCAGTAGCAGCAGGAGGAGCAGGCTACGGTGTTCTGTCTCGCCTTTATGAGAGCGAGGCTGGCAGGAATGCAATGCTCCGTCTGGCAAATACGCCAAGAGGTTCAACTGCGTTCGAAAAGGCCCTTTCTCAGGTAGAAAGGGCTATTAACTCTGTTTCTCAAGGTGCTAAGTCAGAAGCGTTAAGTAAATAAAGCTACTGCAACACAGATTCCAAATATAAAGAAAGCCAAGTTTAATAAATCTTTATTCATCATACCTTCCTAATATTTCGACAATTTTAAACTTTTTATCGCAAAGCAGCGCAATTATTTGTGCCACTCATCTGCGCCCGGAGCACATCACATGTCAGATATTACCGCGAATATCGTAGTAGGAATGCCTGTCCAGCCTTTCACAATGGCGCGGTCTTTCAAATCTGCCGCTAATGGCAAAGTTTTTATAGGCCTAATAGACACCGATCCTACGAACCCTGAAAACCAGATCCAGGTTTACCTAGAGGACGAAAACGGGGCGCTCGTCCCGGTATCACAGCCTTTACGTATTAATGCTGGAGGCTATCCTGTTTATAATGGACAGGTTGCAAAATTTGTGACTGTAAAAGGTCACAGTATGGCGATTTACGATGCATATAACGTACAACAGTTTTATTTCGCTAACGTATTGAAATATGATCCTGACCAGTTACAACAACGGTTAGCAGATTCAGGGGATGGGCTTGGTGATTATCTTGTGGCGGTTAAGCAACCATTCACATGGGGAGCCATAAGAACCCAGCATGAAAAAAATGCTGATACAATATCCGCTATGGATGTTAGCGGTATGAAAGGAAATGGTGTTGATGATGATACGACTTCATTTACAGCGCTAGAGTCAGTTATTTCAGGGAGAGTTATTGATCTTGCGTTCCGTACATATCGAGTGGAAACACCGCCAGTAGGTAATATTTATATAAATGGAAGGTTTCTAACTAAATCACTTGATACTGGCTTGCCTGTTATTCTTGATATGGGTAATAACGCCGCAGTTTTATCAAGCACTTCGGATACCGGTGAATATGAAGAAAGATATTTTAATGGTCTCAGTGGCGACTTTCAGGAGTCAGGAAGAACAAACAGAGATTTGTTTGCAGTAATAGCTTCCCAGAACTCACGTGCATTTGGTCTTCCTCGCGCCGTTACACTTGGTTCAATTTACAGTTATTCTAAAGGTAATGTTTCTGGTACGTACTCTGCTCGGCAATGTAGATCGCTGATACCTCAATCAGTCAATATTGGTTCAGAAGATTGCCGGATAGAAAATGGTTTTCGAGGATTAAACGCATGTTCAATAGCCAGTAAATCAACTGGAGAATCATCGGGTAATATCGGATCGCGGCGAGGCTGGGCAACAGGCTTGGCAACATGGAATATAGCTAGTGTAGATGCATCGGCTGGCGCTGGGCATGGCGCGATTTTAGTACCTGTTATTATTGGTGGTGTAATTACATCCGTATCAATTATAAATGGTGGAACCCTATATAGTAATAATGGAACGATAATGTTCTATGACAGAACAGGGGCAGGGGTTGGCGCGTCATGCACATATGCGGTTGATTCCGGCGGCGTTATTACATCGGTAACGGTAATCAATGGTGGGTCAGGATACTCTGATAATACTCAAGTCAATGTATTAGACGCTTCTGCTTATTCTGTGAATATAGCCACAACCAACCACTGCGCTGTGTATGGAGAAGCGTCCGCAAATATTGCATCTAACAATTCATTAGTTAAATCAAAGAGATCCGTAAACATAGCCGCCACAAACTCTAATGCCATAACGAGTGATAATGCGGTAAATATTGCAACTGACACGTGCTCAGCGTCAGGTCTGCAATCTGCAAATATAGCCACTGCTAACAGCATTGCTTCTGGGCCTCAAAGCGCCATTGTCGCTGGAGGAGGTAATACGGCATCCGCAGCGGGTGCAGTTGTGATAGGCGGAAATAATTCCGTTGCGGATTTACAAAGTACAGTTGTAATGGGT